TATTCTTCCCGGCTGATATCGCTTGGGTATTGATGCACCTTCCTCATCCCCTGCCTGTTTTCTTTTTATTATCCACCTTTGGCCCTATCTTGTCAAAAGATTTTAAACAGGCTCTGAAAGCCGTTCAGGGGCATATCCACGAATACCTGTATAAAATCGCGTTGTTTACAGGTATGCGGCAGGGGGAGCTTTTGGGGCTGCCTTGGGAGTGCGTGGATTTGGAGCAGGGGACGCTTACCGTCCGGCAGCAGCTTTGCCGGGAGAAAAAGAAGGCTGGTCAATACTATCTTTCCAGCCCCAAGAATGGCAAGAGCCGAGTTCTGGCGCTTTCTCCAAGTGTTGTGACGCTGTTCCGCAAACAGTGGGTGTACCAATGTGAAGCACGGCTCCGGGCTGGGGATACGTGGACCGATACGGGCCTTGTGTTCACAAATCCCACGGGCGGCTATCTCTCCTATCGAACCGTCTACGACTGCTTCAAACGCATTGTGAAGCAAAGAGGCTTACCTGATTTCCGTTTCCACGATTTGCGGCACCCAAATGTCAAGCCCAAGACAAAAAGTTTTTGAAGTTTTTTAGGAAGTTTTTCGGTTGTGCGCTACGCTCCTATCGGGAGCGTTTTCTCATATCTCCATGCAAAAGTCCTTCATCTTCCAGACGATCTCCACCTGATTATTTGGATAGATATACACCCGGTCAATCAGCGTGTCGGCCAGCCCAGCCGTCAGACCGCCAGCACCAACTACTTCCCGCGCCAGTTCAGTCCTGGTACTTTTCGATTTTTCGTCCATCTCCATCTGGGAAGTCTGCGCTTTCAGATTGGAGTGGATTCCCCGGAGTCGGTCAAGTTCACGGTCAACAGCGGCCTTTTGGATTTTGTAGTCCTCCATGGTGATCTGCTTCAAAATGAGCTGTTCATACAGTACCCGCTTCTGGTCCAGATAGCCCTCGATCTGCTTGTCATATTCGGCCTGCTTCGCAAGCTGAATATCCAACTGTCCAGCATTGGCGAGGTCGGCCACATTCAAAATAATCTGTGCCTGCTTGGAAAGGATTTCGTATAACATCCCTTCCAATTCCGCCTCTGTGATTGTCAGATCATGGCAGGGAGCGGCTTCATTTACTTTGCTGTGCCGACACTGAAAATAGTGGTTTTTGTTTGCTGTGCGCGGCATAGCGTGACGGCAGCACCCACAGAACACTTTGCACCGCAAGGGGTAGGCGTTGGCGTTCTTCTTGGGAGACTTCATCCGGGGCCGCTGGGCCTGCACCAGATTGAACAATTCCCTGCTAATGATCGCCTGATGATGGTCAGGAATCTTGACCCACTGGCTTTCATCCTTCATCCGAACCCGGTGCCCGCCTACCTCGGTCACTTCCCGCTTGCCCATGATGTAGGTGCCGGTGTAGCGTTCATCGTCCAGAATATGTACCACTGAAGATGTGGACCATATCCCACAGCACCGGGAAATGTCGTGACCGTTGTAGCCATGGGCCGCTTTGTACTCGGCAGGTGTGGGGATATGGCGTTCAAACAGAGCCTTAACGATCTCATTCGGTTTGTACCCATTCTTCGCCAGTTCAAAGATCATCTGGACAATGGGAGCAGTTTCCTCATTCGGTTCCATGCGGCCATTCGCGCCCTTCCGGTAGCCGTAAGGACAGGTCTTGCTCTGGTATTCACCGCGCCGGAACTTCACATACTTGGCGCTCTTGTACTTGATGGACAGGTCCCGGCTGTAAAACTCACTGACCAGATATTTGAACGCCACATTGATGCCGCCTGTGTCTCCATGGAGCTTATCGCTGTCAAAATCATCGTTGATGGAAATAAAGCGGATGCCGTACAAAGGGAAAACCATTTCCATAAAGTACCCCACTTCAATGCTGTTGCGTCCAAACCGGGTAAAATCTTTCACAATGATACAGTTGATTTTGCCCTCCCGCATCTGGTCAAGTAATTCCTGGACGGCTGGCCGCTCGAAGTTGGTCCCGCTGTACCCGTTGTCGATGAACTCCAAGACCTCCACATTCTTAACACCCTCCATAGCGTCAACATACTGGTGGAGCGTGTTTTTCTGGTTCTCGATGCTGAAACTGCCCACCTTGCTGTCCTCCGTGGAGAGCCGGATATAGAGGGCAATCACATAGCTGATCGGGCTGTTACTCATTCCCCAGCACCTCCATCACACGCTCAAAACCACCCTCAAAGGAGAAGTCAATGGAAACATCATCCGGGCCGTTTACCGTGACCCGTTCAATCAACTGGTTTACCAGCAGGGCGGAGAGGGCCGTGTCCTTGTCCACCGCCGCCAGCTTATCGGCCATGCTGGTATAGCGTTCCATCTGCCGCTCCAACTCAGATTGCCGGGACTGAAGCTGCTGAACACGTTCCACCGCGACGCTGATCTTCTGGTTGTAATCCTCCTGCATTTCCTGATATTCCGCTCTGGTGAGGATTCCCTTGACGAAACTCTCATAGAGGCCAGCGCGAAGGGCTTTGTTTTTCTGCATCTGATGCTCCAGCTCGGCAATCTCCTGGTCCACCTGGGCCTTCTGTGCGGCAATCTTGCTGTCACACTGTTTCAGCCGCAGGGCTTCTCCCATTACAACCTCGGCTTTCTGACGGATAATTGTCAGAATCGCATCGAATAAATCAGGCTCCGGCAAATGGATGATGCCGCCGGTGCAGGAACCTTCCCCCATGCGGTCATTGGAGATACAGCGGTAGAAGTATCTCCCGTGACTTCTCTGCCGGTGAAGGTTCTTCCCGCAGTAAGCGCAGAACACGCGCCCCCGCAGAATGTTCTCGCTGTAAGGATTTTTCATGGTCCTGGTGTACTTTGCCGCCATTTGCTCCCGGACGGCCTGGGCCTTTGCAAATACCTTCCGGCTGACCAGCGGCTCATGGGTATTGCGTACCACAATCCAGTCCTCCGGCTTGGTAAGGACCTGCTTATGGCCGACATTGGTGTGCTTGCCCTGCACCATATCCCCGGTGTAAACTTCATCAGCCAAAATCTTCCCCACTGTCCAGGTCTGCCACTTGCCGCTGCCAGCCAGCTTGTTGTCATAGCTGAACAGTCCGCACGAAGCATGATAGTAACCGGGGGTCATAATGCCCTGCTCGTTCAATCGCTTCACGATCACATTCAGCGCAGTGCCGTCAACTGTCCATTGGAAAATCTGCCGGACGATGGGGGCGGTATCTTCATTGACCAGCAGGCGGTGACAGTTCTCCGGGTCCTTCCGGTAGCCGTAGGGCGGACGCGCCCCCACAAACTCCCCGTCCCGCATGGCCTGATTCTGCTGTGCGCGAACCTTCTTGCTGATGTCGGCGGCGTAAGCCTCGTTTATCATATTTTTCAAAGGCACAATCAGGTGGTTGCCGCTGTTTTCGGAATCCTCGCTGTCAAATTGGTCGTTGACGGCGATAAACCGCACTCCATGGAGCGGGAAATACTTCTCAATGTAGTACCCGGTGTCGATAGTGTTCCGGCCCAGCCGGGAAAGGTCCTTCACCACGATACAGTCAATTTTGCCGTTCTCTATATCCGCCAGCATCCGCTGAAAGGCTTCCCGCTCAAAGGTCCGGCCCGTGGTGCCGTTGTCGGTGTAGACCTCCGCAATCTCAATATCCGGGCAGAGGGCGATATATGCCTCCATGATCTGCCGCTGTGTCTCCAGGGAATCGCCCTTCTTGCCGTTGAACTCCACCGACAGCCGGATGTAGAGCGCCGCCCGCCAGATTTTCATGGCGGCTTTCTTCGGCTTCTCCTGGGTTACAACGTCTTTTCTGCTTTTCCGTGCCATTTATGCCGCCTCCTTTTCCATTGCCAACAGCGTGTCCAGAATTTCCCGCAGATCGGGCGGGAGTTTCCCCAGCCGGTCCAGACGTTTCAGCACCTTGACATACTCAATCAGATAGCGGAAGGTGATAACCAGATCATTCTTGCCCCTCACCCGGATGGACTGAACCAGAGCAATCACCGCCCGCCGGTCCAGCGTGGTCATAGCGGAAAACGCTTTGAAGTGCTGGGTCCACCGCAGGCGAGAACTGCTGTTGTTCGTCACCAGCTCCATCTCGGCCCGCAGACGGTCAATGGCCTCCTGCGCCTGTTCCGCCCGCTCGGTGTAGAGGTTCTTCAAATCCTGATAGTCCTTTTTGCTGATAAGATTGGCAATGAAATTCTCATACAGCGTGGACTTGAACTGGCGGGCTTCCTCCAACTTGGCTTGGTTATCCGCAATCTGCCCCTTGAACTTGGCGATTTCCTCCTGGTTGATCTGTTCCTCGCTGATGCCGTCCAAAACCTCGTCCAGAGAGACAATGTGCCGGATATGAGCCTGGAGACTGACCAGGACACAGTTGATTAGATCGTCCTCTTTCAGCATGACCGGGTGGGTGCAGCCCTTTTTCTTTCCGGTGGGACAGTGGTAATAGATATACTTCTTACCCTTGACCGTGTTGGTTTTCCGGGTCATGCGCCCGCCGCAGCAGCCGCACACCAGCAGGCCGGAGAACAGATACACCGCTTCGCCGTCCGGGGCTGTCCGGGTGTCCAGGCTGGAAATCTTCTGCACAAGGTCAAAATCCCGCTTCTGAATGATCGGCGCATGGGTGTTCTCAATGCGAATCCATTCCTCCACTGGCTTCTGGATAATGTTCTTCAGCTTGTGGTTGTGGGTTTCCTGCCGCCCCTGCAAAAGAACGCCGGTATAGGTTTCCTCCTGCAAAATGCGGATCACCGCACGGGCAGACCACTTGGCGTCCGGCACATCCGCAAAGCCGCCAGTAGGGTGGGGCAGGCCCCGGCTGTTCTTGTAGGCCATGGGGGACAGGACGCCCAGCCGGTTCAATTCCTCTGCGATGTGCTTTGCGCTGGCTCCGTCAATGCGGCGGCGGTAAATGTCCTGCACCACACGGGCGGGGTACTCGTCGATGATGAGGTGATTCTTATTCTCCGGGTCCTTTCGGTAGCCGTAGATCGGGCAGGCCCCCACATAGTCCCCGTTCTGCCGTTTGGTCAGCAGGGCGCTCCGGGTTTTCACAGAAATATCCCGGCAATAGGTATCGTTCAGCAGATTTTTCAAGCTGATATGCAAATCATCGCCGTTCTGCTCGTTGGCGGTGTCAATGCCGTCATTGATGGAAATGAACCGGACACCGTAGGTGGGAAACACCTGCCGGAGATAGCGGCCAGTCTCGATGTACTCCCGGCCCAGGCGGGACAGGTCCTTGACGATCACGCAGTTGATCTTGCCGGATACAATGTCGTTCATCATCTCCTGGAACGCCGGACGGTCGAACAGAACGCCGCTGTAACCATCGTCCACCCGCTCCGATACCAGCTCAATGTCCGGGTGCGCCGCCACAAAGTCCTCGATCAGCTTCTTCTGATTGGCAATGCTGTCACTCTCCACGCTGCGGTCAGCGGAGTAGGAGAGGCGGAGATATGCGTCGCCCTTGTACTTTGGCATGAAAAAGTCACTCCTTTACATCACGGACTTACCCCGCAATATAACGAGTGACTGATTTATCCTATTTAATTCTTTTTCCAGTCACAAGTATAGCACACCTCCACGGGCAAGTCAACACATTAAAGTGCTAAATTAAAATCTGTTTCAGGCAGTCCTCCAGGGACACGCCGTTGTCGGCAAACTGCGCCCGGACGGTGAACTTGCCGCACTTGAAGCAGTAGGGATTTTTGATCTGCCGGAGAAATTCGGCAATCCGTTCCTCCTTGGGGAGCTTCGGGTCCACGGAAACCTCACGAATGTCGGCCTGGGGCATACCCGCAGGGGAAAGGGACAGCTTCTGTTCCATGTTCGTACCTCCTTCACGGTGAATCAATGCCGCCGCAGGCCTCCCGGCCTGCGGCGGTTTGTGATGTATCAGCCCTTGAAGCGGTAAGGGAGCTTGCGGCCCCCGCGCTGCTGGCTGTTGTACTTGCTGAGAATGACGCGGGCAAACCGCAGGGCGGCTTTGTTTGTGGAGAAGTCCACCTTACCCCGGCGAATGATCTCGTCCGGGTCCACGGCGGACAACCTCTTAATGAAAATCTGATCCACCAGCTCCGTCTCATAGGTCTTGACGAACAGCGCCATACCGGAGAAGATAGACGCTTTAAGGGAGTTGGGGGTCCCATGCCACGCCCCGGCAATCAGGCCCAGCATACGGGAGAAGGCTGCGCCGCCCAGGAGACGGTAAGCGTTGATAACGGCGCGGGTGGTGGAAATTTCAAAGGGTTCCCCGGTAGGCCGGTCCAGCGCCCAGGTAAAGCCAGCGTTCTCTACCCGCTGCTTCACGTCAATGATCTCCGCATTTGCGCCAGATTCCACCAGGGCCTTGGTCGCGTGGCCCAGCCGCAATTTTCCCCTGGTCTGGTCCAGCATATAGTACAGCTCGGCCTCCTGCTCGTAGGTCAGGCCAGTATAGATAATGCAGGGGACGGTCACATCCCCGCCGCCCGCCATCTTCCGCATAGCGGCGATCCGGTGCTGTCCGTCTACCACATTGAAGTTGCCGTCCCGGAAGCTGACCACAATGGGGGTCAGCAGACAGGAATTCCACTTGGCGATCAGCTTGTCCACATCCTCCGTCTCCACCGGACGCTGATAGGGCAGGCCGGAGGTCAGCTTGGCGGTGGAAAGGTCACGGCTCACGCCGGGGTTGTGGTACTTCACTTCGGGGATGGCGGTCTGCTGCTCCACAGGTTCCTTTTTGGGGGAACTGCGCTTTTTTCGATAACTCATTTGTTTATGTTCCTTTCCATTAAATTTAATAAATCCTCTATTGCAGAGGTAATAGTGGCAAATCGCTGACGGACAAAATCAAATTGCACCGGGGATATGTCGGGGAAAACGACTGTACAGAAGGGGTCGTTATACCATGCGAAATTCTTGTGGAAGGTATCTACAAAGCCATCAATATCCGCCAGCAGCGTGTCCGGGTTATAGCTGCAATCCTTATCAGGGTTTTTCAGATCGGCTATGGATTCCTCTATGCTGGCATAGTGCTTATCGCCCAGGGAGTAGGGAACAGAGGGCGGCACTGGAGGCTCCGGGGACGGCGGTTCCTCTGGCTCTGCCGGGGCGGGATGGTACTCACCCACGGATTTGATTTCCCCCGCTGCTAACTGGCTGGCCGCGTCCCTCTGCTGCTCCGGTTCCAGACGGGATAACTTCAATGTATCTTTTTTTGTTATTTTGGAATCCGAGTTTTGAATAATTGCTTTTGTTTCTGATGTCAAGTTTTTAGCCATTTGAACGTTTTCCGCAATCGTCCGTTGTGCTATGCCAGTCTTTTCAGACGTATCGGCCAAAAATGACTTGTTTACATCAGACTGCGCCGGGCGCAGTTTGATTTTATCGCTTTTACGATCTCCGCCGCGCTTAGTTTCAGGGTGCAACGCCTCATAGATTTCCTTGCGGCGCAAAAGCAGATTGCCGAAATCTACAGCGGATAAACCCTTCCGCACCACATTTTCGTCAACCTCCGCCAGCTCTGCCAATAGGCCCTCCAAACTGCTGACGTTACACTCAATCTCCGTCCAGTCCAGCAGCTTTGCCGCTTCCAGCCGGTGCAATCCGGCAATCAGCGTATGCTCCCGGTCAATGGTGATGGGGTTGAGCAGGCCCACCTTGGAAATACTGTCCATCAACTCCCGCACTCCCTCCGGGTCCGCCTCACGCCGTCCGGCGTTGACTTTGATCTCACTGATTGGAACAAGCATAGTTTCACCCTCTCCGGCCTCCGGCCTGTTATCGTTCATCCTCACCGGATGGAACACCTGGGGCCGCAGTTGGCCTATGGCTCCAGGTCTTTCATCCGGTGGGCGGGAAGGACCGCGCCGGTCCTGGCTGTGTCCTCATACTGTAAGGAAATATGACCGGCGCGGGTTCCCTTGAATACCCTTTATAAAAATGTGTGCCGTATTATCAGGCGGCATGACCGCCTTACTGCTCTCCCCCGGCACGGGAGTATGTAAGCCCAACCATGGCGGGTCGGCGCGGTGCCAGCAGACGGTGGCGGCAGGTGACT